CCTACCATTCTTAAGAAACCAGAGATAGTACGGTTACCGTATCTTTCTACTTCTTTCTCATATACTTCTGGTAAAAACTGCTTAGCAAAGTTGAAATCATTATCTGCAATTGACAAATAGTTATTGTCATATGCAAGTTTGTTTGGGCGAGGTACTACATGTAGTAACTCAGCACCAGTTCCAGCTAAAGCCATAATTTTTAATTTTTAAGTTTTGTTAATTTATTTTCGTTTCTTAAATCCCCATTTAACTGTTTGACCATCTGCATCGACAGATCTATATGTTGTACCTTGTTGAGGCGCAGCACTTTGACCTTTTCTTGGATCCATACTGATATTTTTTGTATTAGCAACACTTTGCTTCATAGCATCAGCTTTTCCTTGTTCGTAAAAATGGTTTGCAATTGCATCAGGATTCATTGCGGTGAATAAAGATTTATGATAACCAACAGCGTCATTCATCTCGTTATTTTTATTAAGAAACTTCTTAACAAAATTATTGATGTTACTTTGAGTATCTTTTACTTCATTCGGGTTTTTAACATTAAACCTATACCTTTTGTCTCCGACTTTGTATTCAAAACCTTTGAAATCGTCATTAAAAACTTGGTTAGTTTTATTGTTGAAAGTTTGAGTTTGCTTTTCAGCAACCTCTTTGTCTTTATTATATCTATTGAAAAAATCTACAGCCTTCTGTTGTTCTGGTAATAACCTTGAACCAGCTTTGATTTCTTCATAGTATTTTGTTTTTAAGTTATTTAGATGATTTTTAGCGTTTGCCAATTCTTCTTTTCTAGCTAACTTTTTTCTTTTGATCTCTCTTTCATCTTCTACGTCTTCTTCAATAGCAAACTTATCTTCTATTAAAAAATTAATTTCCGATGGATCTAAGTGTGGTCTTGTGTTTTGATAATACTCAACAAGTAATTGCTCTTCGTTCAAAGCATCAACATCTTGATTAAGTTTTACATAGTCTTCAAGACTGCCACCTGTTTCATTTACAAAATTTACAACCTTCTGTATGTTTTCTGGTAGATCAATACCAGTTTCTTTTTGTTCTTCAATAGCTTCAACTATATCCTCTTGTAAATCTTCTACTTTTTCCTGTACCTCTTCTTCAGTTATTTCTTCAAGAACAATAGGCTCTTCTTGAGCAGGTTCTTCAGCAACAGGAGTAGGTTCTTCAGGTTTTACTTCTTCTTTAACTTCTTCTTTAGCAACCTCTTTTTTCTCTTTAGGTACTAAATTTGTAAAATCTACTTTAGGTACACCGTCTTCACTAACTGTAACCTCAGGTACTAGATCATCACCTTTTTTTGTCTTTTCAGCAACAGGTTTAGTTTCTTTAACTTCCTCTACTACTTCTTCGACTACTTTTTCTTCTTTAGCCATAATAAAATATTATAAAATTATAAAAATTAATTACATAGGTCCAAACGAACCTAAATCAAACCCACTCATGTTATCGTTTCCAGATGACTCAAATTTCTTTGGTGGAGCGTCATTCTGTCTTTGAGCTATCAACTCGCTTTGTTGACTAGCTTGTATTTTTGTTCTTTCGTCTTTACGATCTTCTTTGTACTGTTCTTTACTTTTAGCGTTGTCAACTTCTAAACTTTTGAGCTGCATGTTAAATTCAAACTCTAAAGCCATTAATTCTTTTTTCAACATTGCTTCTTTTTCTAAGCTTCTATTTTTTAAATCAGATTTAATTTGTTCCATCTGAGATTCAATTTGGAACAACGCTTGTGATTTTTGTACTTCAGCTTGAGCCGCAACTTGTTGAGATTGAGCATTTGCCTGTGCTTGAGCCTGCATATTCTCTTGTTGCATTTTTTGATCTCTTTCTTGCTTTTTCTTTCTACGTATTTTAAGTAATTGATTTGCAAGTTTTATATTCTTGAGTTCTCTAAGGTCAATAGCGTCTTCAAGATCTATTAAACCTCCAGCAACAGCCGCTTGAATATTGTTTTCAAGTATTTGTTTTTCTTCATCATCAGGCATAAGCTCTATAAATATACCAAAATCATGTAAATGTAATTTAGCTATATCTTCTAATATACCAACGTTTTGATTACCTATTTTTTGTATAAAAGCTTCTTTTGTAGGTGAAAATTCTAATATATCAGATATTCTTAATGATAAACTCTCAGCTAACTCTTGTGTCAATGCTAATCCAGACTGTAATATATGTCTTGTGGCAGTGTTACTATTTGCAGCCGCTAACTTTTGAACACCAACTAAAGCTCTAGCGTCAGGCACACTACCATCTCTAGCTTCATTTAGCCCCGTCACATCTCGTATCATTTGAAGATAATAGTTGTAATTAGCTATTAAGCTTTGCATTTTACTACCACCATTACCAGATGCTATTTCTTGAATAGGCACTTTGCCAGGGTTCATATCACCTTCAGAAGTGAAAGATCTACCTATAATAGATCCCGTCTGAAAGAACATATTTAACGCTTCTTGCGGATTATAATTTGTTCCATTGCCTAAATCAACTTCAGCTAAACCATCTGCGTCTAAGTAAACACCATCTGGCACCATTCTAGACATTACTTGTTGTAGCTTTAAATGTGTTAATTGAATCATGTCGGCAAAACCAGTTATACGCTTTACTAGTGAATCAATTCTACCTTTATACATCCTAGGCGCGTTTATAGCATAATTCATTTTAACTTTACTATAATCACTTTTTGGGCGCATCATATTTTTAGCAAGTTCCCATTTTAATAAGTAATCAGTGCCTAGTATTAAAACACCTTCATATAAAACCTCAAGTGATCTTGATATTTTACCAAAATTACCAGTCATTTCATTTATGGGTGGATCAAAAGTATCATCTCTTAATATTATCTTTTCCGCACCAGTAGCTGTTTCTTTTACTTTATAAACCTCATTCATATAAGTTTTATAATTAAAATACAAAACTTCAATTTGGTTTCTATCTTCATAATTAGAAGACGAATACCTACTGTAAGCATGACCTGGGCTATGTATACTCTGAGCTTGTATATTTTTTAAATCTTCTTCTGTTAGATTTGGAAATTCTTTTTTAAGCTCATTTATAGGAACTGTTTTTACTTCACCAACATAATATATATCTTGAAAATCAGGATCTTCAGTGTATGAATAAACTATATTTGCTGGATCAACGTACTCAACTTTAACGCCTTCTGATGTAGAAAAAGTATTCTTAACACAACCAATACCTATAGTTGCTAAGTCGTAATTAATTCTTCTCTTTACTAAATCGTATCTATTGCCTTTGAGTAACACACTTATAGCTTGTTCCTCAGCTAATTCAATACCTTGCTTATAACTAAGCTGCATATGCAAGTCTAACTCTTCTTGACTATCAGGTAGTTTTTCTGGAGGGTTTTCAAATAAAGAAATACCAAATGCTTCTTGAGCAAATAAAGATAACTCTTGTGTCTTCATGTCTCTAAGCACTGATTCCATATACTTAGTTCTTTTACTCACACCGTAAGGGTCTTGAGAAAAAGCTTTTATATCGTAACTTCTTTCTGATATACCATTAACAACTATATCTACAAATTTAGATATAATTGGTACTGGCTTCCAATCTAAGTTTAAATAGCTTAAGTCACCATTTATAGACAACTCATCTTTATACTTCTGAACAGGCTGTTCGCCTCTAGCATAAAGTCTTAATTTATGAAACTCAGCCTGATGCTGATTATATTTTCTGGCAGATGTGGATCCATCAAACCACTCATACTCAATAGCCTTACCTACTTGTAAGCCATATTCAGCACTTACTTTTTCTGCGTCAGGTACAACTTGACTCGGAAAATAACTTTTTACAACTGACTCAGCCATATTAATTTTCTATTAGTTTTGATTGCATACCTGATTGCTTGTATTTAGCTATGCTTAAGTTTAATTTTTCTTTTTTCATAATTGGATTTGCTCTGTATAAGTGTCTATTACAAGCCATAATAGCTAAACCTGAACTAATAGCCGCATCAAACTTTGTACGATTATTAATATCAAACTTTGCCCAGTCTTGTAATGTTTCATTAAAATAGCATGTTCCATATGTATTGTCAGACTTTATTCCAACATGATCCTGTATATACATTTCTATAGCAGCAGCGTGCGCTTGCTTAATATCTTCACTTGAGTTTGGTATACCACCAACTTCTTTTTCAGCTGTTGATAATTTATTCCAAGTTCTATCTGGTCTATTCATTGAATAACCTCTATAACCACGTCTTCGTAAATAGTATAATAGACGAGGTTTATTGTTTTCTGCAAGTATAGGCATTCCGTAGAATACTAAAGCCATTAGAACGTCCTCAAAGAACATCTCTGAGGTCTTAGGCCTAGCTATATACTCTAAAAAGAACTGATTTGGTGGACAATCTTCCATACTAAACTTAGTTAACCCATGTAAAGCACCTTTTGAACCTTGACCATCTACTGTTCCTGATATATCGTAACTATCACAACCAAATGCACCCATGTGCTCGTTAGCTGGATATTTAATTCCGTTTTTAACAATAGAAGCGTTTTGCCTATTAGCTGGCGGTACCCAACTTACTTTAAACCTACCACTAGGGTTTGGGTAAAAAATAACTTTTGTGTCTTTAATTCCATTAACCCACTGAAAACTACCAATTGTTATTTGAGAATCATTATTTAAATCCTCGTTGAAATCTATTTGCTCGTATATTTTTGCTAAATTAAATATACTGTTTTTTGTTTCGTCTCTGAAAGCATGTTCTTCAGTTCTTGGAAATTGTCTATAAAACTCATTTAAAGCGTCTCCGTCGCTTTTTAAACCATCAACTTCATTCTGCCAATGCTCTAATATACCTATGTCTATATTCTCCCCATACGGTCCAATAGTCTCTTGCTCGGGCGTATCGAATACAGGTAAGCCATAAGAATCAATGAATCCCTCGTAGTTCCATTCCATAGGTATGAACAAACTATAGAGTCCCGAACCTGTCTGTCCGTTGCGGTTTCTTTTTGTAACATCTGAGTTTTTATATAGTTTTTTAAAGTTATCACCACCTTTGTCTAAAGCGTTTGATGTTGATCCCATCATACACTTACCAATAATTCTACTACCTAATCTTAAGGTTGTTTTCGTAACACGCCAGTTGTTGAGGATGTTGTTCGGCCTCTCCCATTTACCGCTCTCGTCGTGGACGAGGAGTTTAAGCTTCTCCCCATCGTAGGAGTTATCGCCCGTGTTCTTCCAGTCGATTGTGGTGTCCAACCCCTCGAGCTCCTGTAAGGTTTCGTTACTGGTAAGCTTTCTACGGGTAAGCTTACTGGCTGGGACCCTGAAGGCAAGCTCGGTCTTTGGACGGTCCATTCCGTCCTGGATGGGCTTGAAAAAGAAGGGGTAATTAACGGATATTGGAACCACCTTATCCGTGAACATCTTCTTCGCATCGGGTCCAGACTTAGATAAAATACCATATCTGGAGTCGCTAGATATGGTTGCCAAGTTAACCACCTCTCCTGATGCCATAAAGGAAAAGCCCGATCGACGATTCTTAAGGTAGCACAATCCGTAAGAGCGTACATCGGCCTTACATGCCTCCCAAAAGATAAAGAAAAGTCTATTTGCTTCACGGAAGTCTGGTGCGCCAACGTCGATTTTGCTCCACTGCAAGTACATGTAATGAGTACCAGTAATATAAGTAGCAACGTCTTTGTTATAAAACGAAAAACCTTGCTCCCTGCGGGTAAACTCAACATCGATGTAATCATACCATTGTTCTTTAAAGTCTTCTGGATATTCTTTCCAATCAAAAACTGTTTTTATTTTACTTAATTGTTTAGGGTACTCTGTCTTTGTCCAAGTATTTTTTTCAAACTTATGAACCTTGTCCATCTTTGGCAAAGCTATTTTTAAGTTTTGAATATCATATATTTCGCCTATCTGACCAGTTTTAGATATAACTACTACGTCGTGTTCTTTATTATATCCGTATTTCCATTTTTTAGACTTATTAAGTCTTTTAATGGTGTTAATTTTTATAGGCTCTACTACCTTATATAAACTTTGCTGGTACATTATTTAGATCTTCTTTCTGCAAACCCTCCAAAAGACTTTGTTTTTTCTTCTTCTTTAGGCTTGTTATTAAGTATATCCTCCTCTTCTTGTATTCTATTTAAAATCTCAAAAGCATCAAATATTGCTAATTTCTTTGTAGCAGCGGCGTTTTTTAATCTATCAGCTGAAATATCATCGTCTGAATCTACTATAGGCTCTTTTGCTACTTTGATTAACTCATCAACTGCTTTATGTCCAGCTTGGATTATATTCTTCTTCGTTTCCTTGATATTCATATTTAATTGTAATTTTTCTTGTAGGAACCCTGTATAATCTTTGACCATCTATTACAAATTCATATTCTGAACCAGGAGTAAAACCAACTAAATCTCCTTCTTGTAAAAAACCGTCTGTATACTTAACAATGCCAACTAGTGGTTTTTCTTTTTCTATGCTATACATATCGTCATTAGCTAGCGGCTTTATAAAGCTGTAACCAGGAAAAGCTTTCCACTGGTCTTTTTTCTTGTAAGCGTATATTTGATCTAAATAAACTAAATACCTATCCTCGTCTAACCAACTCCTACTATTGCGCTCTCTGTTTTTTACATCACGCCATCTTCTAAATATATTGTGGTGTATTATAACTTCATCGCCTTTTTCAACTTCAGAACAACTCATTACTGGTGTCTCTAAAACTATAGCGTTTCTACTTACGTTTTGATGATTAAATATTTCTGTATTTAATATTAATTCTTTATCACCTATTTTTTTAGTATTATTATATCTTTTTTCTTTAGGTGTTACTACAAAGTTAAATATACTTTTCATTAGTAATCTAAATTATATTCTACAGATATAGCCATGTTTTTGTTAAAGTCTTTCCATGGTAACACTTCGTTTTGCTTTTTTATAAATATACAATATTTATCTTGCTCTTCTAAGATACAATTTATAGTATGCCCACCGTAAACCTCTTGTCCAACAGAATAATGCATAGAGTCGTTTTTATAGTCTTTACCTATACTAATTTTCCTTATCAGACTCATCTTCATTTATTTCTGATATAGTTCCATCAGTAACATTTATACTAACTTTACCATAAGTTCCTTCTAATTCATCTTGCACTTTCTTTAAATCAGTGCCCTCTAGTTCAGCAGCTTTATGTAGCAATAAGTGTTTCTGAGCTTCAATATCACCTATCCTAAGTTTTATATTATTTAACTCACTTATTACAGCTTGAAGAGTCTCTAACTCTTTCTTTTTAATTTTTTTTGCCATTTTATTGTATTTAATTGTTTATCCTATATATATACTAATCACTTATTTACTAGATACTTTAATCACCTATAGTCATAGTTACTGATGTTGGAGTTTTTTGCTCGCTTATATC